TACAAACGCACAATTGTTGAGGGCGGCATATAGTCCTTTCTCTTCTGTGAGGGCTGTACCCATTGACCACAGACCACGTCCAGGAGGCAAGAATTTCATATTGAAAATTCGGTCATACATCTCTTGTGCTGACCTCTGTGCTTGCCACGCGTTCCACCCTAAATCATATCTTTCGATGTGTTTCTTTTGCATGTTGTAAGTACCCTCAACTACTCGTTGAACAGTTTCCCACCACATCTCATTTTTACCATCATCTTTGATACGAGAATAAGTTCTCATATAAACTAATTCACCTAATCCGTTAAACCCGAATGGTGCTTTTTTTCTTTTATATCCATCCATAAATTTATCGGATAAACTAAATTTCTTAAATTCTATCATCTGTAACTCCTAATTACTTCTTTATTTTTTTTGAGGAACAATTATAAATATCAATCTTTCATCAAATCATCGTATCTATTTGCCAACATTTTCTTCATAATATTATCTCTATTATCTATCTTACCTTGTTGTTCCTTACCACCTACTGATGTACTTTCGTATATATCCATCTTACCAGTATTAGTGTTTACCTTCGCTGGGAATGTTATACCATCAGGTCCGAATCTATTCTTAATAACATGGAATCTACCTGTGTTACCTATCTTATCTTCTACTTTTCTACTTAATGACATTACAAAATCTGCTGTCATAATCTTTTGATATGATTCGGAAACTTTACCAGCTTCAATCACATCTTCGTCAAGTGCACTTCTGTTAGCTTGTGAAGCAGTCCATATTGGAATCTGAAACTCACCAGCTAATCCTCTTAAATCTTCGTATATGTTTCCAAGTGCGTGTCTTACTTCTCGTGCACCACCTGTATCTTTTAGGATATCTGCATAATCTACAACTACCATATCTACTTCAGTTCCTAATGTAATCAATCTTTTTAGATGAGCTGATATTGTATTTACAGATGCAGATTTAGTTGGATAATACTTGATAATTAAATCACCTTCTAATTTATCCATTTCACCTTGAACATCTTCTTTATGATATTTAAGGTTCTGATTTGCGATGCCTGTGAAGATGGAATCATATCTTAAACCCACATACGCTTCATTTAACTCTAATGAATAGTGAACTATATGTCTTCCTCTTTTCATCGAGTTAGCACCGATTGCAGCCAATACCCAAGTCTTACCAACACCAGCTGGAGCAACAATTACTCCAAGTTCCCCAGCACCAAGACCACCTTGAGTTAAGTCATCTATAACATCCCAACCAGTTGGAACTGTTATTCTCGCTGTTTCTGAATATCTATCTTCAATGTGTTCAATATATTCGTGTCCTATGTTTCGTTCAGTACCAGCGTTAAGAGCATCATCAACAAGTCGTTTGATTTGTTCATAATCACCATTTGATTCTAATATATCAACTGATTGTATGATTGCACTCTTTAATGTTTGATTCTTAAAAAATTCAATTGTTCTATCTTGAATGTATTCTAAATCAGGTGATTCCATATGTCTGAATACTTCTTTGAGGTTCTCGACAACAGCAACCTTCTGTACATCGTTTTCTACTTCACTTGTCTTTACTTTAAACACATCAAGTGTTATACACTTTCTATATTCATCATAATACTTTTTACACTCCTTTACAACCCATTTAAGACTATCGCTATCATAATGTTTCTCGTCAAGTATATCGTGTATCTGTTCAAGAAACGATTGATTAACCATTAGACTTGCTATGGATTTGATTTGGAATGTATGTCCAAAATCTGTTAATTTATCTGTCATCTAATCCTCTAAACCTACTTAATCTGGTAAACTCCATAATCCAACTATCCAAGTTCTTTATCTGATTTGATAATTTATCTTGTAAGAACATTACTTGAAATCTGTGTTTAATCAATTGTGGTATCTTTCTATGTACAGCTTCTTGTACCTTTAATTTTACATGTGATGGAATATCTACTTTGTGTAGTTGCATTAGTAAATAATTCCTCTTCACTAAGTTAACACTATTTTTTATATTTTCCAAGAGTTTTATTTTTTTATCTGACTTTCCTACATAATCAAATAGTTCCATTACACCAAAATCTTTATCGTCTGTTATTGGTTCAAGATATTTGATTATAGATTTTATACCACATCCTGGTATTCCACCGATGTTATCAGATTTATCACCATCAAGTATTCTGTATGTTAGAATGTTGTTTGATGGTATTCCATATTCTTCTTGTATAGCATCTTTGGTATATAACTTTTTCTTTGTTGGACTCCACACTTTCACTCTATCATCTACAAGTTGTAAGAAATCCTTGTCTGTACTCATCAAGAATATATCACTCTCTGTAAGTACTTGTTGTGAGATGTAAGCCATTACATCATCGGCTTCTACATTATCAATTGAAATCAGAGTAAGTGGTAATTGTTCTAAATAGTCAATCAACCTACCCATCTGTTGTCGCATTGATTGTTGTTCGTCCATTGGAGCTGTTCCCCAATCAACATTTCTGTTTAATTTACTCTTAACCTTACGATTGGCTTTGTATTCAGGATATAGTTTTCTTCTCTTTGGTGAACCACCCTTACCATCAAAGACGATGATACAACGAGATGGTTTTAGAATATCACATGTATATCTTATTGACCGAAGAAACCCAATTAATCCACCAATGTGTAATCCGTCATCGTTTAATGCTGGATTAACTGCGAATCCACGAATGAAGGTGTTGAGTCCATCGATAATCAACACCCTATCATTCAATCGTACTACTTCTTTATGTTCTTCGTTTTTGGTTTGGTCAAGAAAGGAAATGAACTTATCGTTCAAGTCATTTTTAGAGTTCATCCACTACCTCATCAGTATCTACAACATCATCTATACCAAGTTCTTTTGAATCATACTTTAAGATACTAGCTTCACATATCTGTTTATAACAATATTCTTTCAAATCTGGATTCTCTAACAATATGTTTTCGAAGTCCTTTGATTGAAATTTATAGTCTTTGATAAGTTCACCTGTTTCTATGTCAGCATGACTGATTGTGTACCAAGCACCACCTTGTTTAAGTAACTTATGTTCTTTCATAACCGTGAGCCAACTACCATAATCATCAATACCAGTATCAAAGAATAATGGAAACTCTGCAGTTCTCATTGGAGGACCAAGACGATTCTTAATCACTTGACCTTTTATCTTAATACCGATTGTATTCTTCTTACTAGCATCTTTAATCTGACCCATATTCTTGAAACGAACACGAGTTGATGCGTGAAATGGAAGAGCCTTACCACCACTTGTAGTCCAAGGGTCTCCGAACATTACACCGAGTTTTTGACGTAATTGATTTGTAAAGACGAGAGCCACTTTTTGTCGAGCTATCATTTGTGTTATTTTTCTCATTGCTTTTGATATGATGATGGCTTTAGCAGTTGCCCAACCATCTTTATCAAAGTCAGCATCCATCTCTACCTTAGTAGAAGCAGCTGCTAATGAATCAACAAGAATTGTAACTAACTTATCTTTATCTGATTCTCTAATCTTTGTAACGATTGTTTCAATAGTTTCAAATACTTCTTCAACCGTTTCAAGGTGTACATATAACATTTTAGTTGTATCTATACCTATCGCTTCAAGAAATTCAGGTGATACTGCTGATTCTGTATCTATATAAACAGCTATACCATCTTTTCTCTGTGTTGAAGCTAACAAGTGAGAACCAATAAGAGATTTACCACTTCCTTCTAAACCATTTAATTCAGTAATCTTACCTACGGCAACACCACCATTTGGTTTATTGGAAATAGCAATATCTAACATTGTTGAACCAGTTGAAATCCAATCTGTTACATCAGTTGGATTAGAATCTTCATCAAGAAAGTATGCAACTTTTTGATGTTTGAATTGTTTATTTAGTTCATCGGCTATAATTCCAGCCAATGCATCTTTTTCAGACATAACTTTTCTCCTATGATGAAATGGTGATTGTATCCGGTAGCAAATACATGGACGGTTTTATCCCAATCTTCAACAACCACCAATTTCAGTTGTTTATTTAGCTATTGAATAAATCGTCAAATGCATCTGACACATCTGTTTTAGTAGCAGTTGTAGTAGCAGTTCCAGTATTTGAAGTTGGAGCTGTACTTGTAGCTACACCAGCTGATGTTTCAGTTGTATCATCTGATGGATTTAAGAAATTACCAAGAGCTTCTTTTAAATCATCATAAGTAGGTTCTGTGTAAAGTTCCGTCAAATCAGATTGATTATCAAAGATACTTTCAAGAAGTGTTGCGTTTTCAGTAATTGGTGTTTGATTAGGTTTAACTCGAACTGTTGTCTTACCATACTGATTACCAGCTTCTGCTGGTGTCTGACGTTCAATGCCAACATCACGACCTGTTGTTGGGTCTGTAATATCACCATAATCAGGGTCAGCGATAACACCTAATAGTTCTTGATAAACTGTTTTACCAAATCCCCAAAACTTAACACCTTCATCTTCACGACCACGAACTACAACGGGAACAAATGTTCTCATTTTAGGTTCAAGTCTTTTGCCTTGAATCCATTCGTCTTTATTACCTGTTGATTTAAGTTTGTTTGCAAACTCTTCAACTGGGTCTGGTCGGCCGAATGACATCGGTGACATATAGGTCTTATTGTTACCTAAATTATAATGAAAGTATAATTCAATGAAAGGATTATCTTTATTATGTTTGTAAGGTACAATACGAACTACTGTAGTTCCTGGTTCTGGTTTCCAAAAGTTATCTTTGGTTGAGGTTGTTGATTGTAACTGCGTGAGTTTTGATTTAATTGCATTTAAATCCATGTTTACTTCTCCTGTGTTTTATCTTTTATCGTTTATTGTTTATGGTTAAATCGTATAACCACGTAACCTTTTATGTATATAAATATACAACATTTTAGCTATATAAGCCAAGTCTTTTTTTTATTATTTTGAAATTAATCCTTCGACATAATATTTAAATGTGTCGATTGGTAGGGCACCTGGATTAGATGAAGCTTTTCCATCTTGTGTAATCATAACTAATGTTGGAATACTTCTTACTCCAAACATCATAGACATTTCTGGTTCTTGTTCTGAATCTACTTTATAGAATGATACTTTGTCTTTGTATTCTTCGGCTACACTATTGAATGTTGGTTCAAACACCTTACAAGGACCACACCATTCAGCGTAGAAATCGATTATAATAGGCTTTCCTGTGAGGTTTTTTCCTTCACTATACATTGACATCAATTTTTCTTTTGTTAAATTAGTCATCACAATCTCCATGTTCACAATCACAATTACAACCACAATGTTTTTTCCATTTGTCTATTGGACATTCAGCCACAGCATAATGTACTTTAACATTCATAAAACAAGCACAATGAGAACATCTACCATCTTTTTTGTTTGTATCTGGATTGGTTTCATCATAAAGTAGGTGAGGACATTGTTTACATATCTCCCACCTTCGTTCAGCTTCTTCTGCAGTTGTGATTACTTGTGAACCTTTTAACCAAGATTTGAGAGATTTCCAATGAGTCGTAGCTATATCTCTAACTTGTTGAGATGCTGGTGGAAGTTTTTGTTCTCCCTTCAACATCTCTTCAGTTTCTTTAATACATTCTATTTCTTTTTGGGTCGCTTCTCTGTCTTTTGTTACCTTTGGTCTAAATTTGGCCAATACTATTAAACCCCTAAATGGTCTAATAAAGAATCAAGTTTATCTTCAATAGCTAATTCCCAATCTGTTGGATTATTATCTACATCATCCATAGTAAAATCTAAATCATTTAATTTTTGTTCTAACTCATTTATTCTTTTTTCTAATTTACTAACCGTATTTTCAAGGACTTTTGTATTTTGAGATGGTGGTTGTTGAGCACCTTGTCCATCTCGTTGTTGTTTAAATCGTTGTAAAATTGACTCTACCGGTTGTAAATTTGGTAGATGTGAATTTTCATTTTTCCACTTATCATATTCCTTACCCCAAGTTTCTAATTCAACATCAGTACCTTGTGGATTTGGTGGTTTAGGTGGTTCTGTCTTCGGTCTTGGTCTTTTGAGAATTTCATCGGCCGACTGTATCTTTGGAAGATGTGAATTTTCTTCAGCCCATTTCTTATATTCTTTTTTCCACTTTGTTTCTTCTTTTCCAGTTGAACCTTGAAATGGTGGTTTTGGCATTTGACTTTTTGGTCTTGGTGGTGATGGAATATCTTCACCATCTAACCATTTTTCAATAATATCTTTTTCTCTGAATCCACATATACCTTTACCGGTATCGGCGTTTATAAGCCA